GCAAAACCTTCTAACGCTGCTTTGGTTTGTTTAAAATCCATTAGTCGCAAATTGTCATATCGTTCTGTACCAAGACATCAAACGTTGCTGTCCAACCTGCAAGCTTATTCTCAAACCTATCCACAAAAGGCTCACAACTGACATCACCAGCCACTTGATATAATTCAGTATATAAATCCCCTCTCTGTAAGTCATTGATCACCCTTGTTAATAATGCTAATTGCGTGTTTAGTACATCTTGTTCATTGTCATTTCCTACGAACTTATCCGTAGCTTCTTCTTTACTAATGTCTACAATGTCCATTGCAAGGACTGAAATATTAAATGTCGTTGTTTTAGTTCCTACCGTTGCTGTATTAACTATAATGTGTGCTAAGGGAAATATTGACTGCTTGTCTAAATCAACATCATCAATGCTACCAAAGCTTACTGTATTAGTAAATGGCTCAGCTTGAAATGCTGTTTTAATCTTATCCGTTATGTTGTAAAAACCTTTCATCTTTTTCTTATTCTTTTTGCTTCTAACTCTTGTTTCTCTTTTTCAAAAACCAAATATAGTAAAGCAGTGTTTACATTTAATCTAGTGACTTCGTCAAACTTGGTAACGTCTCCTTTAGAGATTCCATAAACCGATTGATACCAACCCCACTTGATGCCAAAGTTTGCCTCTGCTCCATAGTTAGTTCCTTCTTCATTTCCTTGCTCAAATAGTTCAGGGTAATTTTCAACAACTCGTTGCTTAAACGATAAAAAAAAACCAGTGATCCCATTACAACATCTAAAGGCATTTGTTTAAATGCTTCAGCGTTATCCGTTCCCTTGTAATCTTCTATTTGGTATTTGTCTTTTTTTTGTAGTGTAACAGGTCTGTAAAGGACAGACATTGCTTTGTGCATTTGTTCCCAGTCTGATAGTGTGTTATCTAGGTCTATGTACTCTCCTAAGGTCATATCATCTAGCTTTGGTATAAAACCATATGTAATGCCATTAAGTTCAAACGTAGGCTTTAAATCAGGCTTCTGTTCGAATACCTTGTTTAGATCTTCTATGATGTCTGTAACGTGATTAAATCTAATAGTTGCAATATCCTTGAGATCAAGATTGCAAAATATCTCAACCATCTTATGAAGCAAGAAGTTGGTGTTCTGGTTATCTTCAGTATTAAGCTTGGTAAACCTTTGATATTGCTCTAAAGGTATATCGCTTAATGAGTCTGGAACGTATAGGTCTATTATCATATATATACAATAATAAAGTACTGGTTTTGTATAAAAAGAAAAAGGGCTACATCTCTGCAACCCTTCATCCAAACATTAACTAACTTAACTAAATGAAACTCGTTTTGTGGTTATCATATAACCAATGATAGCACTCTTCTATTTTGTCTGTAAGCTTTTTTGTATTTTGAACATAAACCTCATCACCCCATTTTTCTGTTCCCTGTATAGATAGGTAAATCTTTACCTTTGATTTCATTCCTGTGTTTATAGGTTTCTGATACACGTACATATCGTTATCCCAGCAACGTTGCATCTTCTTCCAAAGAGGTTTGTTTAATGGCTTTACATCATCCATACTAAGAACTTAAATCCTGAGTATAGCATAAGCCAGAACCCTGTCATCAAGACAACAAATGCTAATGCATCTCGTTTGATGTTTTTAATATTATCACTCTTCTGTATTCTTTTAACTTTTCTGTAATTCATAATCTTGTTTTTAAATTTATAACATTGAAGCGTTAAAGCAATCATCAGAACACCATCCTGAGTTTTCTATTGCTGCGCTGCATTCTAAACATTCGTAATTTAATTCTTCTTTTGTTGGATCAAACATAATAGTATTTTAAAAGGGGCTTTCGCCCCCTTATTATTTAAACTGGCCCTGTATAAGTGTAGTTTGGATTTTCCAACATAGATGATCCATCCCATTTTACAAACGATTTATTTGATTTCTTAATTCTAAATGCTTCGCCTGTTATTTTTGATCTATTTGCAGATACACCATCTTTAAGTCTGTTTTTCCCTATTGGTATAAAAATGTAGAAAAATTCTGTTTCTTTTAATATTTCAAAAAAATTAAAAGTTGTTCGATTGTAACCTGTTTCCTTGTAATAAATTTTTGTTGTCATTTTGTTTTTGTTTTACTCTGTAAAGATATAAACATTTTTTTAACTACCAAATTTATTTTAAATTATTTTTAATAAATAAAATACTGTCCCTTGTTTGGATTTTCTAAAGTGTCCATTAAAATGTAACGAGCTGCATCTATGCAGTCAGGATGAGATCCTGTAGGCTTTTGGAGCTGGTTACCTTCTTTGTCTGTTGCCCATACATATCCTTGTAGTTCCCTCTTTAGGTTCTTACTATTAGATGTAACGTATATTTCGTTCTGGTTGATTAGGTTCAGCCCATACACTACTGAATCCCTTCCTTTGCTTACGCCTGTAATCTTATGACCATAGCCTTGTAGTTCTGCAATACTCTTTGGCTCTGCTGAATCTGCTGTTATGTTTTCGGTTATCTGTCTTTGATCTAAAAACCTGCTGATGTCACTGTTAAGCATTCCTTTCTTACATAACACCTCATCAAAGATATATGCATCATTCCACTTATATAGTGAAATTATAGTTGTATTGTCTACGGAGTATCCGAAATCCATACCGTGTCCTAATAGTCTTGCTTCGTTTGGTATCTTATCTATTTCTTTCCAGTCAGGTATGCAAGCTCCTTCTAAGTTTCCTATCTCTCCTAGTCCGTACACTCTCCACCAGTTCTTCCAATAGGTTGAGGTTTTAGATTTGTCCCTTGCTTTCTCAATTTCTTTTACAATACTTTTAGGCAATGAATCATTGTCCTTATATGTAAGTGTAATAAAATCAGTTTCTGGTTTACCTATCAACTCCTTATCAACCCAGAACAAAGAAGATGGATTGTAATCAAGCCAAATGTTTCCTGATGTCCTAACTACTAATTGTTGGTAAGCATCAAAAGGAACGTTGTTACATTCGTTTATATAAAGGTCTGTTCTTCTTGCTCCTCTAAGTTTGTCAGGTTGATCTGTACTAAAGAACTCTATATAACTGCCATTAGTAAATGTGTATTTTAAGGTGCTCTTATTTAGCTGGACATCCTTATACCTATTGAGTCCCTTTAGAAGCCCTAAGAAGTCCTTAAAAGCACCTCTACGAAGGTGTGGGATGGATTCAGATACTACACTTATTTCTCTGCCTTTGTTTCTTATTGCATAATCTATAAGAATCAGCAGGATACAAATAGTCTTACCAGCAGATGTTCCACCTCTTACTATCTTAACCCTGCTATCTAACTTCTGTAACTTATCTAACGCTATGGTACGAGTTACCTGCATTATAAGAACAAGGGTAAATCCTCATTCACATTAATGTCCCTAGTCTCTCTTGGTTTACCTAAGTAGTAATTAAGGTAAAGGGTGATCCATTTGATGTCTCCTGATTTAACACCATCAGATAAAGCTCTTAACGCATCATCTTCTAATGGGCTTAATCTTTCAACTAACTTTATCTCTTCATCTTTTGGTTTCCTCCCTGCAAATCCTTTTGTAGAATGTCCTCCATTATTTTTTCTACCATCCATAATTAAAATAGATTAATTAATTAATTATAATATAACAATAACATTGTTGGGGTTTTGTTATATCTGGAATTGTGGTTTATCTGTATGTTTGTTACCGTGATGTTTTAATTGACCTAGTAGGAATTTGTATTTATGTTTAATCGTATCCTGCTTTTTTAATAAGTCATTATATTTATCGTTACCGTTTTTTATTAGTTCCCTGTGTTCTATTAGTAGTTTAGTATATTTCTCTTTGTAGTATGAATCTGGGTTTAAGTATTTGTCTTTGTTTCCTACAACCTTTCCTATTGTAAATCTAAGTTCTTTATACACTTTTAGGTATTCCATTTCGTATTCTGAAATTACATTATCAAATAGTTTTATTCCGTGTAATACAGATGCGTGATCTCTGCTCACAAGCTTTCCTATGCTGCTATAAGATCTTAAGGTCAAATCCCTTGCAAGTTTAAAATAAATGGCTCTAGCATATACTAGTTCTCTTTTCCTTGACTTTGTGTTTAGGTCTGCGTGTACGTCTAACTCTACTAATCTTAATATTTCTTCAATCTTCATCTCTTTGTTTTATGTTAATTATTGTGTCGTATTTGGTTTCGTGTATTGCTTTTAATATTCCAGCACATCCTTCGTATTCTTCTAGGTCTTCGTAAAGGCT